CGCCGTAAATGGTTAGCCAGTTTTCTGGTCTGAGTGGGGTGACGTTGTTGTCTGCTGCCCAAAGTGCGCGAGAGCCGGTGCAATTTGCCCAGCTTCAGGTGATATCGTCTCTGTCATGAACCACATCGTGTATTTTTTGAACTGTGGATGATTCAAAATCTTCATTACGGCTTGTATGCCCATATCTTTAACCCCTTTCTCATAACTGGAAAGAGAGCTATATGGAACGCCAGTTAAGTCACTGAATTCCTTTCTATTCATGCGCTCTGACTCGCGCATGATCGCTAGTTTTTCATTTACGGGTATCATCGTAATTAACACTCCACTATTGATGAAAAAACGATAACAGAGTAATCTTCTGTTCGTTATCGCAATTTAATGGCTCCAATATGGCAATTAATAGCCATTAGGAGCAATTAAAACACTAACGAGGAATACTCACAAATGAATAGGGTCATTGATAGTGTGAGCGATGCTGTTCCATACCAGGAATTCGCGCGCCTTATTGGTAAAACTCCTGCAGCCGTTAAAGGCATGATTGAGAAGGGCAAGCTGCCTGTAGTCGAGATGACTGATCCGCAGTCAACGAGTGGGCGCGCAGGGGAATATTGGGTTTATCTGCCTGCGTGGAACAAAGGCATGAAAATGGCATATGACAGTCGCCCTAAAGCGATTCGAGATGGTTGGCTAATGTGGCTTGGGTTATGCGCGTCGTGGTGGCGTGCTGTGATGTGTGGTTGGTTTGTGGGTGTGTGTGGGGTTGCGTGGCGTGTGCGCCGTCTGGGGCGCTCTGTGACAGTGCCGCCCGGAGGCGGCATTTTGGGCGGGGTTATCGCTGGCGGCGGTACTGTCAATCTCATGTATGCCGCAGAGGGTTATTAATTATGGGATTTGTCTACAGAGCAAAAACAGGTGGTTTTTATAACGATGCTTTTGAAGATGCTTACCGCAAGGCGGGAACATGGCCGGGGTTTTATGTTCGTATCGCAGATGATGATTATCTGGCACTGATGGAGGGGCAGGCAAAAGGGAAAATGATTGTGCCTGATAAGCGTTGTTATCCTGTTTTGCAAGACCGCCCGGCTCCTTCTTTTGAAGAGCTGATCGCTCAGGCGGAAGAAAAGCGCAATATGCTGACGGATAGGGGCTATCAGTCTGCCGGTGGTCGCAGTTGTCGCTGCCGTGGTGGCCGGTGCGATCCTGATTCGTAAATACTGGGAACCGCTGGGCGCTTTTTTCTCGGGTATCGGTGAGGGGTTGAAAGCCGTTATCGCACCGTTAAGTGAAATGTTCTCGCCACTTATACCGGTATTTGACGCAGTGTCGGGCAAGCTGCGCGACATCTGGCAGTGGTTTACTAATCTGATTGCACCGGTTAAGGCGACGCAGGAATCACTCGACAGCTGTAAAAATATTGGAGTGGAGTTTGGTCGAGACCTTGCTAATGCGCTGATGGCTCCCGTCAAGCTCTTTAACTTCCTCGGCGGAAAGGTTGACTGGTTGCTGGAAAAGCTCGGGGTTATTAAAAAAGAGTCGGGCGATCTCGACCAGACTGCCGCAAAAGCTAATACCGCTACCGGCACGCAAAACGGGTCTTATATCCCGGCAACCTCTGCATATGGTGGTTATCAGGCTTATCAGCCGGTGACTGCTCCTGCAGGCCGGTCTTATATCGACCAGAGCAAGCGGGAATACAACATCACACTGCCGGGTAGTGTCGGGGCGGGTACTGACCTTGACCGTCAGTTACGTGACGCTTTCGAGAAACTCGACCGGGAAGAGAGGGCGCGTCAGCGCTCAAGTATGCGACATGACGGATGAGGGCTAAAGCATGTTAATGGTACTGGGTTTATTTGTGTTTGAACGCCGCACGCTGCCCTATCAGTCGATGCAGTATTCGAAGGATTACCGCTGGGTGTCAAACGACCGGGTAGGCAAACCGCCGGCCTACCAGTATCTCGGCGAAGGGGAAACCACGCGCACGCTGTCGGGCGTGCTGTACCCCGAAATCACCGGCGGTCGCCTGTCACTGACTGCCATCGAGCTGATGGCAGACGAGGGGCGAGCGTGGCCGCTGATTGAAGGCACGGGCATCATTCAGGGCATGTATATCATCGACAAAGTGACGCACACGCACACCGAGCTATTCAGCGACGGGGCGGCGAGAAAAATCGAGTTTAGCCTGTCCCTTAAACGGGTCGACAAATCGCTGGCGGCCATTTATGGCGACCTGAAAACGCAGGCCGACAATCTGGTGACATCTGCCGGTGACTGGATGGGAGGGCTGGCAGGATGATTACGGGAATGGATATTCAGGCCGGGGTGAAGATATCCCCGGCGTTTATGCTCAAGCTGGATAACGAGGATATCACGCAGGATTTTAGTGACCGCCTTATCAGCCTGACCATGACCGACAATCGCGGATTCGAGGCCGACCAGCTCGATATCGAGCTCGATGACACTGACGGCCAGATAGCAATGCCACCGCGCGGCGCAACGTTGACGCTGTGGTTAGGCTGGCAGGATTCCGCGCTGATAAAAAAAGGGACGTTCACGGTCGACGAAATCGAGCACAGGGGCGCGCCTGATACGCTGACCATCCGGGGGCGCAGCGCCGATTTTCGCGGGTCGCTGAACTCTCGCCGGGAACAGTCATGGCATGACACCACGCTCGGGCAAATTGTGGAGACGATTACGGCACGCAATAAGCTGACGGCCAGCGTGGCCGACACGCTGAAAGCAGTCGCCGTGCCTCACATTGACCAGTCGCAGGAATCCGACGCGGTGTTTCTGTCCCGTCTGGCTGACCGGAACGGGGCGGTGGTTTCGGTAAAAGCGGGGAAACTGTTATTCCTGATAGCGGGGAGCGGTAAGACTGCCAGCGGGAAGCCCATTCCGCAGATGACGCTTGAGCGCGGCGACGGCGATCGTCATCAGTTTGCCATTGCTGACCGGGAAGCCTATACCGGCGTGACGGCGAAATGGCTGCACACCAAAGACCCGAAGCCGCAAAAGCGAAAGGTGAAGCTCAAGAGAAAGCCCAAAGAGAAGCACCTCCGCGCGCTACAGCACCCGAAAGCGACCAAAGCCCCGGCAAAGGCCAAAGCCAAAAAAGAGCAGGAAGCGCGCGAGGGTGAGTATATGGCCGGTGAGGCTGACAACGTGCTGGCGCTGACGACCATTTACGCGACAAAGGCGCAGGCAATGCGCGCCGCTCAGGCGAAGTGGGACAAGCTGCAGCGAGGTGTCGCGGAGTTTTCAATCTCGCTGGCGATTGGCCGGGCAGATTTATTTCCTGAAACGCCAATTGCCGTGAAAGGATTTAAGCGCGTCATAGACGAGCAGGCGTGGATAATCAGCCGGGTGGTGCATAACCTCAACGGGAACGGCTACACAACGGGCTTAGAGCTTGAGGTTAAGGTTTCGGATGTGGAGTACGAAAGCGAAGAATTAACGCAGTGACATGTTTTTAACTATTTGTTATATAAGGATAAATTTAGTAAAATTAGCGCATCGGAAATTAAATGAGGTGCCCAACATGTTTCACTGTCCAAAATGCCATTTCGCTGCGCACGCCCGCACAAGTCGCTATTTTACTGACACGACCAAAGAGCGCTATCACCAGTGCACAAACATCAACTGCAGCGCGACGTTTGTGACCACTGAAACGGTCGAGCGCTTTATCGTATCTCCGGGGATTGTAGTACCAGCGGCATCGCATCCGACATCATCCGGCCAGCAGCAAATCCACTGGCAGTGACCAAAAGAAAACTCCGCAAGTGCGGGGTTTTTTTGTATCAAATAATCAGAAAGGAACCCTTCAAACGTATAGTTGAGTAAGATTAATCCCATGGTAAAATGGTTTTGTTTTAAATGCTTAATATGAATTTAAGGAAGAATATGTTGAATCCAATTAGAGCTGAGGTAAATCAACGCTCGTTATCCTTTGTTAACGATTTTCATTACTTAACAGCAATGATCCAGCATCTTGGCGCTCATGAGCGCTGGAGTAGCCGCACTCCTCGTAATATAGCTGATAGTTTGGGTATGGATATTGAAAATGTTGAGCGTGTACTTATGTCCTACCCTGCATTTTTCCGGCGTTCCAGCAACCTAAGTACGCAGGGGGAGCCACTTTTTATGATTCATCTCCGTTATGCACGGCGTAAAAAAAATGCTGAGACTGATACACACGAATCGCCTCCGGTCAGTTCAGCTGAAATGGGGATACTTCTTGATTTAGTGACTAAGATGATTGGTGTTGAAGAGCAGAATAAAAGATTAGGAGTCGAAATAAAGAATAATAACATCAAAATATGGTCTGCACTGATATTAGCTTTTATATCTGCTGGAACAGCTATTGCTACCGCACTACTAAAATAAGGAAATCCTATGCAACTTATCTCTTTTCGCGTAAAAAATTTTAGATCAGTCTTTGATAGTGGTCTCATTACTATAGACAGATTAACTGCAATTCTTGGTAGAAATGAAAGTGGTAAAACTAATTTATTGTTAGCACTAAAAAGTTTGAATCCGGCAGAGGGTTTTGGAGAGCTAAATAAAGTAAAAGACTTCCCACGAAATCGTCTGCTTGATGACTGCACTCCTAGTACACCTGTCGTAGAGAGTAATTGGAGTTTAACGGATAATGAGTGTTCTCAGCTTTCGAAATTGTATCCTCGCGCAAAAAATGTAACTACAGTATCTATTAATCGTAGCTATAACGATAGGAATATCGAGTTTCACGAGCTAGATGATTTTGAAATTGACACACCAAAAATACAGAAAGATCTAAAGAAAATATTGACTCAGTGTGAGGTTTTTTTTGAGGGGGTAGAGCGTAGTGCAGAACAAAATAATGCTGACTTAGCGATTATTAAGTCTCTTTGTGAGAGTATCAGTTTTCCTTCAGAAAGTTATCAGCAGTGGGCAGTCAATGTTAAAGAAAAACCACAAGAGCTTAGAAAGCTTCTTCTGAAAAATAATATCGAACTGAAGGATGAGCTTGAGGATTCGTTGTTATTAATTGATGACAAAGTTTCTGAGGTACTCAATGATTCCGAAAAATGCAAGCTTGCAAAAGAGTGGGTTTTTAAAACTATGCCCATATTTGTTCTGGTAGATGAATATCCAGAGATAAATGGTCATCACAATATGGCTTCTTATTTGCAGAGACAAAATAATAATCAAAAAACTCCTGCAGATATCAATTTTGAAAAATTATGTAAAGTAGCCGGAATCAAACCTGCAGAGTTAATTGAGCATAAGACAAATTCTGAGATACGAAATCAACTGGTTAACCGTAGTGGCGCTGTTGTAACCAGTGAAATAAAGCGGTTATGGAAAGACCGTTCATTGAAAATCCGTTTCAACGTCGACGGTGATTTCTTTGATACTTACGTATCGGATTCTAGTCATTCCTACGACGTTGAAGTCAACCTCGATGAAAGGAGTCGTGGCTTCAAATGGTTTTTCTCGTTCTACATCAGTTTTGTCGCTGACACTAAGGGTGGTTCTGCGGAGAATGCCATTATTCTCTTAGACGAGCCTGGATTATATTTACATGCGAAATCTCAAACAGATCTCCTCAGTCATTTATCTAATGATTTCATCAATCAAATAATTTACACAACGCATTCACCATTTTTAGTGCCCCTCAAAAATATTTCGGCAGTGAAGACTGTTTCAATTGATGAGGAAAGGGGAACTATAGTCACAAATGATCCAAGTGGTGATTCAACAACTCTTTTTCCATTACAAGCGGCCCTGGGATATGATATAGCTCAATCGCTATTTATTGGTACATGTAATTTGATAGTAGAAGGAGTGACCGATTTTTGGTATCTCAGTTCAATTTCTGATTATTTGAACTCAATGGGACGGAAAGGGTTAAACAATAAAATTACAATCACTCCTGCTGGAGGTGCTCAGCGGATTTCATACATGGTGTCACTTTTATCTTCTCAAAATCTCAATGTGGTAGTACTACTTGATGACGAGAAACAGAGCAGAGAAACTTCAAAAGAACTACACCAGCAGGGGATGCTAAATAAGAAAAATATAATATTTGTCTCTGATGCTCTTGAAGAGTCTAGAAATGAATGTGATATAGAGGATTTATTCAATAGAGTCAATTATATTAATTATGTTTGCAAAAGCTATGACATTGATGTTGAATCATTGTCATTAAATGACCATATTCCTCGTGTAGTGAAACAATTCGAAAACTATCTTTCTGGAATAAATAAGACATTCGTAAAAGCAAAACCAGCGAGGACATTTCTTAATAGTATGAAAGATGGAAAGGAATTCCCTCTGTTAGAAGAAGAGCTTGGTAGGTTTGAAAAATTATTTGAACTTATTAATAAAAGAATGTCATCTAGTAAATAACAAGAGAGCTAAGTCCTACTTTTCTGTTGACTCCTATTGTCAGGCCCGCTTAAATGCGGGTTTTTAACTGAAGGCTGTACCATTGTTCAGTTTAATAAAAGAGCAGGATCCTCTCATTTGGTTAGGTCAAAGCCCCGTATTTACAGGGCTTCTTCTATCGATGTGGTCAATGTGTGGACGTGACCAGAAATAAATCCTTTTATTTCATTGTGTTGAAGCGTTTTAAAAAGCTCCTGAGGGAGCCTTTTTTACATCAGAACACTTTCTTGTACGGTCGAACCGTGACCTTTTCGTACACACCGGCCGCAATGTACGGGTCGGCGTC